TAAAGAAGTTACATATTAATTAATAATTAAGTAGTTAATAAATTTAGGATATCAATTTAGAAATTCAAATTTTTAATCAAACAATCTAGTTCTTATAATAAGAAATATATTACTTTTATTGAATTTAATTTTTTAATTATTTTAATATATTGCTTACAGCAAAAACTAAAAATCAATCCTTATTTTATTAACAACTTAATTTAATCTTAAGCAATTAAACAAACCAAGATAGTATATCTGTAAGATAAGATTTCTTAATTCTTTAAGTTTCGTTTAAGTAGTTAATAAAAATAGGATATGAATTTAAAAAATTGAATTTATTTGATATTCTTATTATAAGAATTTGATTAAAAAATTTGAATTCGTATGCAGTTTTTATTAACTACTTAAAATAAACTTAAATATAATAATTAATTATAGAAATTAAGAATAGATTAAGTAGTTGATAAAATTTAGATAGAAATTTAAATTTTTAATATACTAATATGTTTCTATTATATAAATCAATATAAATTTAATTTCTTACTTGTTTTATATTATTGCCTACGGCAAAAAATTAAAAATATATCCTAAAAATATTAACAACTTAATCTAATCTTAAATTAGTAATAAAGAAGTTACATATTAATTGATAATTAAGTAGTTAATAAAATTTAGATACAAATTCAAATTTTTATATAAATTCTATTATAAGAATAACAATAAATTTAATTTTTAATCTCTTTATATTATATAGCCAACTATAAAAATAAAATTCATATCCTATTTTTATTAACTACTTAAAATAAACTTAAATTAAATAATTAATATACAGAATTAAGATTAAATAAAGTAGTTAATAAATTCTGCATACGAATTTAATTTTTTATATAAATTTCTATAATAGAATATCAAATAAATTTAGAATTTAAATTCATATCCAAATTTTATTAACTACTTAATTTAAATTAATAATGTAACAGAAATGTAACATACTAGAAATAAGAGTTTTATACCATAAAATATAATATAAATTTTTAATCAATAAAAGGATTAATTGAATGTTTATTAAATAATTTCTCTAAAACTTGTGTCAATTTACCTGTTCCATATTTTGCTTTAGGTTCAAGTTTTTGAAGTTTGTTGAATTGTCGTTTAGATATTTTCTTTATTTTAGGTTTTTCAGTAGGGTGTATATAATTTGTGTATTCTATAATATAATCTGCTATTCTACGCAATAGATTTGGCAAATCTTCATCACGTTGAAATCTCTTAGCATTGTTTTCAATTTTGCCTAATAGTAAATTACAATTAGGACACAATAAACCACGTATAAGACCTGCACCATTTACGCCATTAGTTTCTTTTGAAGTCTTGTGCTTATGGTCTATATGCGATTTATCTGTTACATCACAGCCACAAATAGCACATTTATTATCTTGTAGTTCTAATAATTTTAATCTTAACCAATTTAGGTCTTTATTAGATAACTGAATAAAACTCATATTTTAGCAATAGTTTTCTTAATATTATTAAATGATTTAGCACTTAGTTGCAAATATACAAAAGGTTTAAGTTCTTTTTCAGGATTATAATCAGATTTATCAAACACCATAAATTCATATATAGTTCCTATTTTATTAATAATAGTAACTCTATTTGCAGTTAAATCTATTACTAATCCTGTATCAGATTCATTAGTATATATTGATTTGCCTAATTTTAAGTGATGAAAAGGTTTATAAATATTTTGCATAGTGTCTTGTTTTGCCATATTAATCCTTATAAATTTGAGAACTATTGAAAATCCATAGGTTCTTCATATAAATGTTTAAACAATGGATTTTTCTTTTCTTTTTGAATTTCAGTCATCATTTCTTTAATTTCATCATCATCAAATTTAAAGATATTTCTATATAGATATTCAACACTAAATAATGTTCCTGAATAATCTCTAGCAGATGAATATATGTTTAATCTTTTCTCAAAATTAGCAAGTTTCATACGCTCTAAATAATAGTTTTCGCCAACGAAAAAGATTTTTATTTTGTCTTGATATTGATTAAATTCGTCTTCACTCATAATACCTTTAGTTATTACGTGTCTTTTCAAAATATTAACAAACATATCAATATATATTTTTCTTAATCTATTAATAAATAGGTAAAATTTAAAATCTTCCTTAGTTATTTGGCTAGAATCATAATCAAAATTCTTATCTTCATCAGATGTTGAAATTCTATTTGTCGGTATTCCTAAAGAACGATAAAGTTTTTTATAGAAATACATAATATCGCCTAATTCGCCTAAGTTACCTGTTTCATCAATTGTATCAACAGAAGTTCCCTTTTGTCCGTTTCTATTAGCAAACCAATAATCTTCAACCATACCTGTAATATGTTGTTGATTGGTAACTTCGCCTGTTTCAGTGTTTAGAAATTTCTTATATTTAAATTGTTCTTGAATTTTTTTCATTGCCATTTCTGCTTTAGAAGTTGGCAAATCTGATACATCTACGTTGAATACTCGCCTTGATATTGAACGTGAAAATCTTAACGGAATTAACAAATCTTCAAGTGTCTTAAGCATATTTGCAGGTTTTATTGCTCTTTCAAGGTAAGATAATATTAAACCTTCCTTATTATCTATTTTTCCAAAATCTATATGCACTACTTCATCAATATTATACTCATTTATTATTTCTGCGTCAGTTGTTGTTTTTCTATAATTTCTTTGTTGTCCGTTTTGCATAACTCTTGTCAAGTATAAACTATTATATTCATCAACATATTTATAGACACCTTTTTCAAAATCAAATGTGAGATATTTAGGGTCTATATATTTCAAATTTACCAACTTGCCTTCGTGATATTCACATAATATATTACCTTGTCCGTCTATATAAATTTGTCTAATTAAATCATAAATATTTTTATCTATATTCATTAATTTTAAAATTTCTTCAAAAGATTCAACTATTGCATTATCTAATTGTTTATTATCAGTATCACATTCTATTTTTAAAAATTCTTCTAGGTCTTGTGTATAGCAAATTTCATCAACTATTTCATCTATTGCGTCTGATACTTCAGGATATTCGGCTATTTTTCTATATAAATCAATTTTTTCTGCTTGCTTATAAACTTGTGCTGAATTTAATGCTCCTGTTAGATTATTATATTCTGAATCAAAAAATGACCTATATACAAGATAGTCATCAGTATTAGTTAGGTCTGATTGAATTTTATTAGGACTTACATTTAAAGGTTGTTGTGAAGGTTGCTTTAAAAAAGTCTTTTTTAATTTTTCTAACAAAAACATTTAATTTTATTCCTTAGTTTTCTTACTTAATATTAGTTATTATACTTTATTTATACTTAAATTTATGTTAATTTAATTTTTAATTTTTTAAAGTCTATAAGATTTTAATATATCTTTAATTTTTTTAGTTTGAATACATTTATATTCATATATACCATTATAATTAGAATTAATAATATATTCAGTTTCTTTCTTAAAATCATTTAAAGTTATAAAATCTAGGTATTTCTCTAAATCAAAATCAGTATTATTAGGGTTTAATAATCCCTTTTTAGATTTTTTATCATAAACTCTAGGGATTCTTAAAATTATATACTTATCTAAATATTCTATAATTAAATCTTCTATTATTTTCTTATAAGTATTATATAAATCTTGCAAATTATCTGAACTAGGCAACGTTTTTAATAAATAAGAATAATCATATGAATTTGCTATTGCTCCGACGTTATGCAAAATTTGGTCTGTTTCTGACTGAATTTCAATATTAAATTCTTTAGAACCCATAGAACTAGCAAATATCAATTTTTTATTATTTTCCTTGCAATATTGAATAACATCTATACTAGATAAAATCATTTTCTTAAATAAATTTTGTTTATCAATAAATTGTTCCTTACAACTAGGACTTCCAAAATGGTAAAACAAATCTTGATTATTTAATATATTATTAAAATCAAAATTACTAAGTAAGAATCCATTTTCGCCTGTTGTATTATTAAATTTAATATTATCTAGTATTTCAATAATATTATAGTATTTTTGAGATTTATCTTTTACATCATATCCAAGATAATCAAAATTTAATTTTTTAAGATTTATATTAAACAAAGAATTTATTTCAGATAAAATTTTATTATAATTATCATTAGAAATAATAAATGATTTATCTAAATTTCTTATATTATCTAATTCATCAATAGAATTAATATTATAATATTGTTTAAATTTATCTAAGTTTTGCTTTAAAATAAATTTATGTTTAGATGATAGTTCATAATTCATCATAAATCCTTACACTTTATACTTTAATATAAACTTTATTATCTTTAATTTCTACAACTATACCTAAAACTAATTTAGATTGATTAAAATCATAATCTTTTACACTTATGCCATATCCATTATCATCTGCAATAATATAATCAGATATATTAACTTTAGTTATATCTTTTACATTGACAGGAACTAATCCTTTAAGTGCTACATAACAGCCATCAGATTCTGAATTTAGTTTAAGTGCAGGATTTTCTGATACTACACCTATCAATTTCATACTAGGTAAGGTTCGTTTATATTCTGTAATAATACCTTTTTCATCAATTCCTAATATAGTGCCATAATTATATTTTTTATCTGTTTTATATTTTTCTGCTAAGTCGGCATATTTAGCACGTAATGATGTTCCTTGAAAATTTGTAGCATATATATTAGCCCATTTTGCAGTAGTAGAACCTAAATCAAATATATTATCCATACTAGGTGTATCATTAGTATCACGTCTTAGAAATGAAGTTGAATGCAATCCGTCTAATTTATCAGCGTCTAATCCTGAACCTGCACCAGGTGTTGTTCCTAAAATTTGAGTAATATATGATTTTGTAAATTCATCTTTAGTTACAAAATCTTTTCTATGTAGTCCGTCTAATTTATCAGCGTCAATACCTGAGCCATCGCCTGAAACTGCTACAACTCTTTGTCTAAATGTATCAGAATTCCACCAATCTTTAGGAACTGCATTTGATGATACATTTGTTAAATCTTGTAATTTTTCAGGAAGTCCTATTACATTATTAATTCCTAAAGTATCTAATTTTTCTCTATTTTTCTTAATAAAATTAACTATTTCTTGCAATTCATCTAAACTTACGTCATCTGAAGTTAAAATTTCATTAATTCTATCTATTAGTTTTTTTAATTCTAAGCCTTGTTTAGCAGATAAAGGATTAAATTTATTATCTGTTGTTAAATTATCTACTACTTCTGAATGCAAAACTGCGTCTTCGTGTAGTTTATCAAATTCTTCTTTACTTGCAAACCACTTATAATCTTTTCCATCTAATCTATCAGCATTTGCAACTTTAATATTCTCTAAACTCCACCTAATTCTTTCATTAAGATATTTAATTGTTACAGGGTGGAATTCATTTGATAATTCGCCGTGTTGTGTTAATTCAGGATTATATTCAATTTGATTATCTTTTGCTAAATAGTTTTCTGCGAAAAAATTTGTAAAATCTCTTATATTAATTTCTTGCCAAAAATCTGTTTTTAATTTAGGATTTTTATTTTGATTGTCTTTTAATGCTATATATTTTTTGTCTTCATATTGAACTAACTCGCCTGTTTCATAAAATTCAATATCTATCCAATCTAAACAAGGTTTGTCTGCTATAATTTGAAGTCTATTATAAATATCATTTGCTTCTTTTTTAAGTTTTCTAGGAAAAGCATTAATTCTTGTTTCTGTTGCTAATTCAGAATCTTTTAAGGCATAATCTCTAAAAATTTCATCGTAAAAAGTGTGTTTATACATAATCCTAAATCCTAAAATTTGATATATTTTCGTCTTTTGAGAATATATTTAATTCTCTTTTTTATATAATTTCTATCTATATTTATCTTGTGTTTATCAATAATATTTTTAATTATCCATTGTGTTGAATTTAATGATTTTAAATTGAAAAATTTGATTTGCTCTGTATATGCTTCTAATTCACACTCTAATCTATATTGTTTTGAAAATATTAATTTAAAAATATGAAAATTATCTCTTTTATATTGATTAAAATGTATTTTTTCGTGATTATATATAGGTTTTGATTTTATGTTTAATTTTATTTTTGGTGTTCCTAATTTAAATATATAAGGAAATGGATATTCACATTTACCTAATACTAAGCCATATTTTGAAAATTCCATTTAATACCCTTATGTATTTTTGTATAAGTGTATTTATTAGTTAATATAATGTAGTTAGAATAATTTGAGTGATTGAGAAAATCCCAATCACTCTTTAAATTAGTTTAATTAATTAGAACTTGTAATGATTTTAAAATCAGAAGTTCCGCTATTGATAAAATGTAGATGAATAAACTCTGCAACATATGTAGGTTTAATGTAGATATCAATAACAAGTTTATTTCTACTAATAATATCAGGTGTATTATTAGATTCATCACAGATAACAAGATAATCTTGAACGCCACGACCTGCTTTAATTGTAGCAAGATATGGATTAATTGTTGATGTAATATAATTTCTTGTAAATGAATCGTTAAACTCAAATAGAGAGTATTTACTCATTTTGCTTAATGATTTTTCAAGAACCAAGAACAAACGTCTTACGTTTAGTCTATCAAAACTTGACGGCTTATCAAGTAGTGTTTTTTGACCCCAAAGAACACAACCTTGACCTGTAAAGATTGTAATAGGGTTAATTCCTGATTTATAAAGTGTATCTCTTTGTCCTTGTGAAGGGCTAAATGCGATTTTCTTAACATTTTTAAGCAATCCACGATTTAAACCTGCTGGAGCATACCACGCTTCCCTAGTTTCAGTTGATTGAACTACAAGACCTGCAACATCGCCTGCAAAATTGACCCATTTATAAGCGTCCATTTCATTTAGATATTGATACTTATAGTTAGAAACTAAGAAAATATAAGAACTATTAACATTCAAATCATTTCTAAATTGAACTGATTTTGAAGTTGCTTGATTTGCTTTAAGACCCACTGAAGTTTCAAAAGGACAGCCAACAATCGCAACACAATCTTTTCTAAGTTCAGCAATATTAATGGCAGAACTAGGATTTTTCTCATTAGCAATTAGAATATCAATATCAATTTCTTCAGCATTTTCAAATACTTTATAAGCATTATCAATATCATCTAATCCAGGTTCAGATTCTGTTCCATTTGTAAGTTTAATAATTTCTTTATCAAGAGAACTTTTAATTGATTTATCTTGATTTGCTTCATTTACTTTTACGTAAATATAACTTGATGTTCTATTAATAGATTCGATATAATTAGATTTATTATTAGAATCTTTAGAATTTTCATCAAGTGAGAGTGTATAAACTTCTTGAACTTGATTTTTATAAAGAACAATTAGTCCAAAAGTGCCTGCTGATGGATAATATTCAAACAAATCATCAAGTGCTATGCCGTCTTTAACAAATTTACCTTTTTTAAAATCTTCAGGATTTGCAATAGCAACATCAATATAGTTGCCGTCCAATCCAGGATATTTTGCAATCACTTTAACTTTAGATGTTTCAAAAGCAAATGGTATAGTTGCACTATCTTCAAAAACTGCTTGATTTGTTATAATATGGTCTTGTTTATCATATTCTTTAATATCATAAGCACTGCCTGTATAAGAACTTCCAGGAATTTCTGCTAGTGCATTTTGTGTAAAGTTTAGTTTATAAACAGGTGCATTTGTTAAAATTGTATCAGGAATTACAAATTCATCATCTTCTGTTTCTTTATATGTTACTACAACAAAATTAACACCATTTTGAACTTGTGTATCTATTGTTTGAATTTCATATTTATGGTCTGTAACTTCATTAGAAAATGCAAATTTAGAGCCTATTTCAAATACATTAGTTCCTTTGAAACTTGCTATATTTCCGTGTAGTTGTTTAGCAGGTATAACCTTATTAAATACAGATGATTCAGTAAGATTTTTACTTTCCATATCAACATTAAATGTAATTTTATATTCTGTATCATTTGAAATAGTTTTTGCAATTACTTTACTAGGCACACCTTCAATTGAAATTTCTTCATTAGGTTGTGGCAAATTTTCGCCTTTTATTTCAAATACTACATCTTTACCTGAAGCAGATTTAAATTTAATATCATAAGGAATTATAGTATCTTTAAGTTCTGATTGTTTAGAAACAAATTGTAATCCTGTTTCTTTTAGTGTTCCATTTAAATCACAAGCACGAGATACATAAATTTTATTTCCGTATTGTAAGAAGTTATAAACTTGATACCAATCATTAAAATTTGATTTAGTTGGCTTGCCGAAGTTATCTACAAATTCTTGATAAGATGTAACTAGAACAGCAGTATCTACAAAACCTTTAGTAAAATTACCTGCAAATGCAACTGAAGTTCCTGCAACTGATGGTGCAATAGTTGAGTGGTCTATTTCTTGAACCAATACACCAGGTGACAATAATTCGCCCATTTTTATTTCCTTTAAAATAAATTTGAATATTACATAAAATCGCTAAGATTTTAAAACTCTATGTCTAAGTCTTAGGTTGCCTAAACTCCAAGCATATAAAGAATTCATATTGTTATTTATATTAAAAATTTATCAATAAATTTGCTTATTTAAGCAAGTTTTAAACTATTGTTAATGTTAAATTAAGATTTAATAATATATAATTACTTCAAATTTTAATAAGGAGTTAAATGAAAATATGACAAGTGTAATTACTAAAATATATGTCAAGGCAACATTGTCTTATTATTGGAAGTTTGAAGGCATAATTGATGGATTAAGCCTAAGTGTCAAATCAGTTGAAAAGATAGGTGTTTTTAAAACAACTAATATAACTTATAATTTTATTGTTGAATTAGAAATATCTGATGAATTTAAGGATTTTGTTGAATCTGAAAATTTTAGCAAATATACTAAAAATGAATTTAAACATTCACTTGCAGAATTTGTTAAAGATTTAGAGTCTTATATAAGACTACAAAAGAAATTACAATCAAAAGGATTATAAAATGGAACAACTTACTAGAAAACAAAAAGCAGAACGTTGCCAAGCAATTGAGTCAGTTACAGACGCACTAGATGAATTTGATATAGACGCTTCAGAAAATCAAATTATTGCATTTGTCGATTCATATGGTGCAGATGAACGAAAAATATTAAATGATTTGGATTATGCAGATATAGCCGAAACATATAAATTTTTCAACAATTTAGATTAAGGAGTCTATAAATGATTGTAGATATACTTAATGAATTTAATCAATCTAATTCAAGATTACATAAACAATCTGTATTAGAGAAATATAAAGACAATAGACTTTTTATTGATGTGTTTCAACACGCTTACGATAAAGTTAAATATTCATATGGTATTACTTGTTCCCAAGTAAATTATGAACCTGATGTGTTTATTGATGAAATATCGTTGGAAGAGTGCATAAAAGACTTAAAACTTTTGTGTGATAGAACATATACAGGAAACAGTGCAATTAGATATTTAGAAAATCTATTCAATTCATTAAATCCTGATAATAAAAAAGTCCTAAAAGGTATTATTGATAGAGATTTAAGAATAGGTGTAGGTGTAAAAGAGTTTAATAAGATTGTTTCAGATTCTGATAAAATCTTTGAACTTCCATATATGCGTTGTAGTTTAATGGATAAAGTTAAAAATATATCTTATCCTGCTTATCTACAAGTAAAAATGGACGGAACATTTAGAACATTTATCAAAAATAATAATAGAGTTGATTGTTATTCAAGAAGTGGCGAATCTTATGAATATCCATACTTGTTTAATTTATTTGAAAAATTGCCTGATGGTGCATATATAGGCGAATTATTAGTTCCTAATGCAAAAGATAGATATGAATCCAATGGAATTTTAAATTCTTTATCAGTTCCTGATGAACTTGATTTTTATATGTGGGATTATCTTGAATTAGATGAATTTTCAGATTGTTATTCAGATACACCATATTTTGAGAGATTTAGCAATTTATCCAATTATATTAATACTTTAGATAATAAAAATCTTAAATTAGTTAAATCAGTTCAAGTTAGTAATATAAATGAAGTAATTAGTATTACTAAAAAATGGATAGAACAGGGTGAAGAAGGTGGTGTTTTAAAAGACCTTAAAACTAAATTTGAAAATAAAACTTCTAAATATCAGATAAAGATTAAACCTGAATTTGATGTAGATGTTAAAATTACAGGATTTACTAAAGGAAATGGTAAAAGAGCAGATAAAGTTGGTGCAGTAATGTTTGAATCATCAGACGGATTAGTAGTAGGACAATGCAGTGGATTTGATGATTTAACACTAGATTATATAACTAATAATCAAGACGAATTATTAGGTCGTATAATGTCAGTAATTGCTACTGCTTTATCAAAATCTAAGAATTCTGATACTTATTCATTATTGCACCCTAGATTTAAAGAATTAAGACAAGATAAATTAGAAGCAGATGATTATCAAAGAATTTTAGAAATCTCTAAGAGTATTAATATATGATTAGTGTTGAAAAATTAGATTATGTAGCAAGTCACTCAAAAGATATTAGAAAAGTTGGGTGTGTATTAGAACCTTTGGAAGAATTCCAAAAAATTTATGAAGGATTTAATCAAGCACCCAATAATTTGCCAATGCGTGATGAAAATAATAATACATATGATTATGTAATTCACGCTGAAGTATCAGCACTTCTTAAGGCAGACTTAACTAAGAAATATAATCTTTATGTTTCTTATGCACCTTGTATAAGATGTGCTTCATTAATTGTATATTTAGGGTGTATTGAAAAAGTATATTATAAAGATATACTTCACAATCATAAAGGTGGGATTAAGTTCCTAGAAAATGCAGGAATACCTTGCATAAAATTAAAACAACAATAGTAAGGGAGTTTTATATGACTATTAGCGAAGAAATGTATATTTTATCACAAATGTTAGAGAATTGGATGACTAAGAGAAGTCTTACTTATGAAATGCAACAATCTAATTATATTAATTTAACAAATGAAGAAATCCAAGAATATTATTCAGCACTAGATATTTACGAACAAATAGATGCACTTTGCGATATTCTTGTATTTAGTTTTAATTCTGTTAAAGTTGAATTAAAAGATTTAAGTTATGAAACCGAAATTGAAGTATATGTTGATTTTGATTATATTATTAAACTTAGAGATGAATTAAATAAAGATTTTAGTTATGAAAATCTATATAAACTTTATAAATCAATTAGATATATGCTTTTAAATCTTGATAATTCTTATTGTGAATTTGATTTATTTAAAGCAATGATTGAAACATTTAAAGAAATAGATTCAAGAACAGGTGCGTATAATCCTGAAAAGAAAAAATGGATTAAATTTAAGACACCTGAAGCAATGAAATTATGGTATAAAGCAGATTATAAAAGTTGTGCTAAATGAAACCATTTTTAAAACATTCAGGTGGTAAGGCTAGGGAAATTAAAAATTTCCTTAGTTATATACCAAATAATTTTAATAGATATATAGAACCATTTGTAGGCGGTGGTGCAGTATTTTGGTATTTAGAACCAAAATATGCTATTATTAATGATTTAAATAAAAATTTAATAGAGTGTTATAAATCTGTTAAATTTGATTATAATACAATAAGTTCTGAACTTGATGAATTAGTTAAAAATTATAGTGTTGATTTACACCATACAAAATTTTATGAACTTAGGGATATGTTTAATGGTATTAGAGATAGAGAATATAGTCAAGGAACACTATATTATTATATCAATAAATTAGTTGTGTCAGGATTAATGCGTTATAATTCTAAAGGACAATTAAATACTCCATATTCACACAATTCAACCTTTTCAAGAAAAGTATTGATTAAGCAACATTCTGATTTATTGCAAAATACTGAAATTTATAATTTAGATTATAAATCTTTATTTGATTTGATTAAACCTAATAAAGATGATTTTATATTCCTAGACCCACCATATGTTGATACTAATAATAATGTATATGGCAATGATGATAAATCTATTTTTGATAATAATTCTCAAAAAGAATTATCAGACTTCTTTAAATCAACTTCTGCTAAATGCTTACTGATTATAAATGATTGCGATATAATACAAGAAT